AATTTAAGATTGTCTTTTAAATTCAAAACTTACATTTCCCTCAAATAACCTTCTACTTCAAAAAATGTAATTTCATTATACAATGAATAACTTATAAAATCAAGATTTTTTGTTTTCGTTATAAATTTTAATTAATTCTTGCATATCTTCTTCAGTAGCGTACGATTTTACAAATAATCTTGCCGTTCTTCTATAGTTATTAATTCTTGTTTTTTCCCTGTTAAGTTCTTCATACTTCCTAGACGCTTTCTTTTGTGCCTCAGATACCTTATTCATCTAAATATTTTACCCCCTTGATTTCTTCTGGTTTAACCTGATATGTTATAAATTCTTCATATTTGCCACGATTTCTATCACCAGGTAAGATTTCATTTCTATAAGCTGTTGTTTCAACTTCTAGAAGAACACTTCCATATTGTGTAAAATTTAATTGATCAGTTAAAGGATTGAATAGGTAAACAACCTCTGTTGAATTGTCAGCTCTTCTGTTACCTTCCCAGTTATCATTTCCAGTTTTTGAAATAGGTAAAATTCCTTCTTTTAAGATTTTTTCTAAATCTTCTTTATCTACCACTTTGTAAAGTCTTAAAGTTTGTGCTTCTCTAAATTCGAAAGGTACTATCATTGAATTATAGCTTTTGTTATCAGTTTTTACTCCAGTTTCAAAACTGTTAATCACTCCATAATAATTTAATTTTAATTCATGTAGAAATTCGTATACATCAGTTTGATCATTGCTTAGATATATCGAGTTTAAATATTCCTCATTGTTCCCTTTAATAATAACATTTATGTGTGATACAGACTCCTCACTTCTAAAATAATCAACGTGGTAAGTAGTAATCACTTCTAATTCTACATGATTTTCTTGTCTATAAATTTTAAATACTGCTGTCCAATTGTATCCTCGTTTAGTATTCTCGATTGTATATTCATTAAATTCTACTTTTCTTAATAATTCTTCTTTAGTTAATTCTCTCATGATGTTTTTACCTCTTCCTTTAATGTATCTTTATTATATAACGTATACGTTAGATTGTCAATAGTTATTTTAAAACTTTTTTAAAAATTGCATAAAAAAAATAGCCCCCACAAAATGTGAGGGCTTGAAAGTGTTTTTATCCTTTTATTTGTAGGTTGAAAGGACATTTACATTTTAACACAAATATATTTTAAAATCAATCTAGAATAAACTAGCTTCTACTAAATATTCATCCTCTAGCCATTGATTGCTAGTGTTTGAACCAATTCTACTCCAACCGTTTTTCTTTTCGTAAACGTACACCTCAGTACCTTTTGCCATGAATTCCTTATCCGCACTATTTGCGTTTGGTTCAGTTTCCAGGTAGTAGTCTTCACTCAAGTATCCGCGATAATAAGGTTGTTCCCTGTTCTCAAGTGTTGTGTTGCTATCCAGGACATCTAATTCAACCTTAGTAGGTGCATTAGTTACTGTTCCAGTTTCAACATCTTTCTTAAATTGCTCCTTAGAAATTCCCCATTTAGCTAAATAAGGATATGGATCAACATGGTCCGAATAGTTGTTCGGTTGGTTGTTAGTGCAATAATAGTGAGTTTTAATACCTTCTAATGAGTTGCTATCAACCGTTACTGCAATTCCTCCTTGTACAGCTAGATCTCTTAGCAGTTGGATATAAATTTCATAGTCCGCTCTAAACTCTTCATAAGTTCGGTGGCTTTCTATAAGTTCGACTGCTGCGAATGTTTCGTTGTTCCAACCTCCGCCAACATCCCATGCTCCTTGACCTACATAAGCTGTTTGGTAGACTTTACCGTTCCCAACAACGTGTGTATAAAATCCGCTGTTTAAGTCTTTGTTTGCCATGTAAGTAGCTTCTCCACTAGCTTTACTATTAGGATTTCCAGTTGAGTGAGCGTGCACTTGTCGATAAGGTGCAACTCCAACTTGTGGAGTTTGTCTTAAATAAGTAGTATCTTCAGTATAATTCATTTGTTGTTCCTCCTGCGTATAATCAATTTGCGGTCTAATCCAACCGATAATCCCAGTAAAATCACGTTCATTAAAACGTGCTGGTCCTCCGTTAGTTAAGGCATCCGCATTTCCGTCAATGTTCTGTTCAATAGTCTTAATTGTATATCCGTCACTATCTTCTATCACAACTCCAGTATGTCCGAATTGATGTGTCGGAACTTCCATTACAAATATATCTCCAGCCTTTGGATTTACTCCTGGAGCGTTGTATATTACTTGTAAACCTTGTTCTTTCGCATTATTTAATAAATCAATAGCATTTCCGAACAATCGTATCTTCCAAAAAGTCCATAAGTAGTAGTTTATCCAGTCTACACATTGACTGCCATAGTATCCGTCAAAGTCATGAAGTTTGTTAACTTCTGATTTTAGAAATTCTAGTATTTTCTTAAGTAATACCATTATTTATCCTCCTTTAAATTAATATAAAAAGACTAGATTATAAAACCTAGCCTTCTACGTTTTTCTCAACTTTTCTACGTTTTTCTCAACTCTTTATTGATATCTACAAAAAGAACCCCCGTGTCAGTGCGTAACTGCCTTAAAAGGAACGGGGGGATTGATAATTAAATTATATCACTATTTCTCTGAATTATCAATTTTAGAATTATTTCCTACAGTTTGTCTGTAAATCTGATGTACACCAACAGCACCAACTCCAAGTGTGATAGCTGTCGCATCTTTAAATAGTATTATTCCTATTAACCCTCCTAACACTCCTAGAAAGTTAGGTATCATTTCATTAGGGAAGAATTTTGACTCCTTTAAAAACTTCCCTAACATTCCAAGTAATGTTACTATTAAGAAAACTAATGCTGGCTTTAAAGCTTCTAATTGTTCCATATATTTCACCCCCTTTCTTATGGTAATTGTGTTGGCCACGGTTCTTCTGTTAAGTATGAAATGGCACTTACTCTGATATCTCCAATATCTCGGTCAGTTGGGATAGGGTCATTAAATGTGAATTGAATAAAATTAGAGTCAGATTTTCCACCTAAATACCAAATTCCATATGGCTTTCCTGCGTCGCTATAAATACCTCCAATTAAAGAACTTTCACTTCTAAAACCTTCAGGAATACCACTAACTCCTAATACTTTAGCCCCTTTATCCCCGCTACTATTGTGTTTTAAAAATCCCGCTCCATTACGTCTAATTATTCCGAACCATCCCCATTGAAGTCCTCCAAATTGATAAGTTACTAAATTATTGACACGTCTTATCTTAATGAAAGAAGTTCTGTCACCAACTTTTAATTTTGAAACTGAGTTAAGTGTTCTCCATCCAGTGTCCCCTATTAGCACTTCCCATCCAGTATTTCCACCGTCAGTAGTTTTTATCCATTTTAATGCACCGTTAGTTTTGTTCTTATCTACATAAGTAGTTCCTATTTCAGCTTCTACTACTCCATTCGGCATTCCAGTTCCGTGAATTTCAAATTGATTAGCTGGCAGTGTTTGATTAGTAGTAGTTTTGCTTTCTAAAGCTGTTACACGACTTACTAAAGCACTATCATTATATGGTTGAGGTAATTCTGACTTTTTGGCGTAAGGCTCTAATTCATCAGTTGTCACTATATTTGAATAATCGATCTCTGTTGCTTCATGTAACTCTTGTTTAGTTACATAATTCGATAAATCAGAAATATAGCCTTTCTCAGCCAATTCAGTTTTAGTCACAACGTTATCTTTGAAAGTATTAAACTCAGTAGTATCAAGCTTTTTACTTAATTCTGACTTACTAACAGCAATATTTCTTAATGCTTCTAAATCGCTAGTAGTAGCAAGGTGTGTAAGTTCTTGATGTTGTGTTAGATAGTGCTTATTCTCTAGTTGTTCATTTGTAACATAGTTTGATAAGTCCACATTAGGTTTATTTTCAAGATTAGTTACACGTTCTTTTAACGGTGTGTCGTTGTAAGGTGTTGTTAAATAATTCTTGCTTTCTAATTCCTCTTTTGTAACTAAATTACTTACATCTGTAATATATCCTTTAGTAGCAAGTTCTTCTTTAGTTACCACATTATCTAACCTTTGATGTGTTGTTAGATATCCTTTGTTGTTCAATTCATCTGTAGTCACATAATGTTTAGCTTCTAACTCTTCTTTAGTGACTGCTTTCGCTAATTCTTCTTTTGTTGCTAGATTAGAAGTGTCAATGTTACTTCCAGTACTTTCACCTACTTCTCTTATAATATTTTTTAGTTCTTCTTTTGGCACTACTTCAGAGAAGTTTTTGTTTGATAGGAAAGTTACTTTGTTGTCCTCATTGAGTGTCTCTAAACTATATCCATCTGGCAATGAATTTGCAACTGAATATAAAATTGCATCATATTCTGCTGTTTTCGGATGCTCGCTATCTCCTGTATACACTAAAGGTGAAGTTGTACGGTAGTCACTATCGGTTTGTATATAAACTTTACCCTTCTTGTGCGTATTTGAATTTATAAACTCACTTTTATCACGTTCAAAATACTCATTAAAATCATCTGTTGTATATTGTTCATATAAAGGAATAGGTAATTCTTCTATAGTTACATAATGATAATCTTTTAATTCTGTTTTAGTAACTAAATTTGAAGTATCAATACTACCACCAGTTGTTGGTCTGTTTTCCAACGCTGTAACACGTTCTGTAAGTGGGCTGTCATTGTAAGGTTGCGGTATTTCAGATTTTAAAGCATACGGCGATAAATCTTGATGTTGAGTTAGGTATCCTTTACTAGCTAATTTTTCATCAGTAACAAAAACAGAAGTATCAACAGCGGGCTTACTTTCAAGTTCAGTAAGTCTGTTTTTTACTTCTGTATCGTCATATATTGTGTCATTATCGTGTTTAGCTTCTAACACATCTAATCTATCTCTGATAGGTTTGTCGTCATAAGCTCCACCTTCAATGGCTTTGCTTTCTAAAGCTGTTACACGCTCTTTAAGAGGTGTGTCATCATAAACGGTGTCTTTATCCGTTTTTTGTTCTAAAACCTCAACGCGTGCTTTTAAATCGCTATCGTTATATAGTTCAGACTTCTTAGCATATTCTGATAAATCTTTTACATATCCCTTACTCTCTAATTCATCCCTAGTCACTAAATTTGAAGTGTCAACTGTTGATTGACTGTTCCTAACTTCTTGCAATTCTTCCTTAGTAGCTAGATTACTTACATCAGAGATATAATGTTTTGCTTCTAACTCCTCTTTAGTCACAAGGTTGTCAACATTCGGTTGACTACCACTAATATTTCTTAGTTCTTCTTTAGTGGCATAGTTTGATAAGTCTACAGGTGATTTATTCTCAAGCGTTGTAAGTCTTTCTTTAACTTCACTATCATCATACACCGTGTCCTTATCAGTCTTAAGTTCTAAAGCTAATACTCTATTCTTAACTAATTCAAAATTAGTATTATCTACTGCTTCTGATTTTTTAGCGTAAATTTCTTCAGCTTTAACTTCTGTTAGTAGTCCTTCTGTTGCTATTCCACCAACATTTTTTAACGCTTCCTGTAACTCAGTTTTTGTCACAACGTCTAATCTGTCAACGATTACTGTATTGTTGATAAAACGTTCTTTAACTTCATATCTATTCATCTTATCTATTTCAGATACTTTTACTTTAAACTTAAATCGGAATGTGTCTGAAGTTCTTTGTTCTTCGTCAAAATAAAGATAACAAATTACAGTTTCATTTTGAGTGATTAAAGTAGTGTCAAACGTTACATGTACTTTATTTCCTTCAACAGTCCCTGTAGTCTTCCAGATCTTATTACTTTCCGTGAATTTAAATAAAGCTGTCACTTGTTCTGTTGTAAGTGTATCATTTAAAATCTCAAACTCAAATAATCCGTTATTTTTATCATGAGAATATAATTCCGAATAACTATTTTCAGTCTTTCTTTCTCTTGTAGTATTGTCAAAATCTATTTTAATTAATTTTTTCATCTTCTAATCCTTTCCGTCCAGTTCATCTCGTAGTTTCTCTAACCTCTTCTTAATACCTGTTGGAAATGGTACTCCTAAAGAACTTAGATTTTCGATTAGACTTAAACAGTAACTTAATGTAAAAAATAACAAGAAAGCTGTTGCTATCTCGTTAAATCCTAAATATAAAAGATATGGATATACAGTTATGCACATCACACATACAATGATATGTTCAATCAGTCCACGTCTATTAATTGTTGAGTTTAGTGTCTTTGTTACAAAAGCCTTAGCTACTCCAGTTAGAATATCCAGCAATACAACAAGCGTAAATGCATGAATATAAACATCTTGTACTAAATGATAATAGCGTTCGGCTAACTCCGGTAATGTAATTTCCATTAATCAAACTCCTTTCTTTGAAAAATAAAAGAGGGCTTTAAGCCCCCTCTTTAGCTAGATGTTCCAAATCCATATCGATTAAGCATTCTCTGACTTTATCTTTAAGGAATTTAGGTACTTGTGCAAACGTACGTCTACCTTTTGCTATATTAATTGCGAATAGCATTGCCATCATTACTGTCACCTCCTTCACTTGTATTTTTAGGTTGTGAATTATCTTCATGGTGTTCAGCCTCCAAACTTCCACTCATTTGTGTAATTAAGTCCATTAAAGAACCTTGTGTAATTTCAAGTTCTTTTTTCATTTTATCCATTTCAGCTAGTTTAGTATCCAGTTGTTTTAGTTTTTCATCTACTTTTGAGAACTTCTCATTTTCAGCTTTGTTGGGATAAGTATCTTGATAGAACTGATCTAAAGCCAATTGAACTAGTTCATCTTCAGCCTTATTTAAATGGTCTCCATGTAATGTCGTTTCAATTACAGTTCCGCCAGCAGTATTAAATATACTCACAACGGTTGATAATACTGCTCCGTTGCTGTCATAAGTGGCACGTGCATAGTTTTTTTTATATGTTGCCATTGATTAATTCCTCCAGTTTAGTTAGTCTTTCATTCATTTCATTAAGTTGTGATTTAAGTTGTTGATTTTCGGTAGATAGCTCTTGAATAGCTTTAAACAAATAAGGTATCATTTCAAAAGGTTCATAAGAATATATCCCGTCTGGATTTTCAACAAAAGCATCGTACATATACTCTTTAACATCTTGTGCCATGATACCTAATTGAACATCCTTGACTTGATTTTTATAGTCCCTTGTGAATGAGTAAGTTTTAAACTTATTAATCACATCAAGTGCTTTAACTTCACTCTCTTTTATGTTAGTTTTAATTCTTCTATCAGAAGCTAAACTATCAATTGTTATCCAGTCTTCCCCACTTCTGATACCTTCTAGATACAACCATTTTTCACCTTTTTTATAAATTTTTTTATATACGGGAGAATAAACCCACATACCTATAGGATTTTTCTCATCATCTCCGTAAAATATATTTCCTGTGACACTTAATCCTCCATTAATTTTAGGTATATTCCAGAACTCGGCTTTGTTATAACAAAACATTCTACCGTCTTCTTTTACAAACCAAGCGTTATCCCCAGGTGAACCCCATTCAGTACCCCAGTTAACCCATAAGGCTGTCTGTCCCCAGTTTCCACCACCGTTAGACATTCCAACGTAGAATTGGTTAGTACCTGTTAACCAGTATTTGGAAGCGTCTTTTTCATGTGTACCTATTTGGAAACCACCTATGTAGCCTTTATAAGCTCTCAACGCTCCTCGAATATCAACCTTATCAGCGTCTATTTTAACCACACCTTGAGCAGGGCCTTCTCCTGTTGTTTCCACACTAGCATTGATAGCTGCTATAACATTATCCTTACTAACTTTTAAATCTATTTCATCTTTAGTCTGTTTAATAGAACTTTCAATTCTTGAATTCTGTAAGTGAACGTCTTCGGGAGCTGGAGAATATTTTGAGAACATTTTATTACCTTCACACATGTAAGGTGTTGAAATGCAAAATCCACCATTTCGAACAGCGTAAATCCAAAATGAATACTCACTAGTTTCAAAATCTCTATCAGCAGTGAATAGATATGCTCGCATATCCCAAGTATCACTATGAATGTCAACGGTATCTATTCTAGTACGCCATAAACTTGCACCTGTCTTATGATTTTTTATTTCAGCATAAATTCCTTCATTGTTCTCGTGATTTGTCAAATAATAAAATGGTATTTTTATCGTAAATTGTTGACCTTTACGAATTTTGTTAACGGATAGATTAAATCCTATACCTTGCCACACTCTTTTATTATTATGTTCTGAAATGACATATAAGTAAGTATTCCCTTCGTATAAAAAACGTATCTCGTTCGAAGTACTTTGTCTAATTTCCGTGTATATTCCAACTTGAGATGTTCCGTCCCATTTTTTACCAAACACATTATACTCGCTGTCTGAAAGCAACCTACTACCGATTATTAAGTTTCTGTTTTCTTCATTTGCTAAAGTCTGATATCTTACCTCACCTATCGTTGAATTGAACTGGTTAATAGTGCTATCAAACGTTTTGTATTTTTTAGTTATTTCTTTAATCTCGACAATATCTGGGACATTTTCCATTCTAGCATTTGCAATGGTATTTAAACCTTTATAAGTGACTAATGCTATCAACTCAAGCGGTTGTCCGTTTTGCTCGCCGTTTTTCCAGTTCTTATTTATTAATAAAAGTCCGTCATTTACATTAGAGTTCCAAAATACGCTCCAGTCAGTCCTTGTACCCCCTTTATCTTTTAGTTGTACATCGAAGCCAGTATCGACTTTTTGTCCGTCGTAGTATACATCTAAATACACCTTAACATCAGTTGTTACTGAGTTTATATATTTACCCTCAAAACGTAGGTTAGCTGTCAAACTGTGTCCATCCGTTCCATTGCGACCATTAGCTCCATTTTCACCTTTAATCTTTACCCATTTATATCTACGATAATCAGTACTATCAGCAACCTCAAAATCACTATAAGTCCCGATGTACTCCTTACCAGTACTATTTGTCGTGCTAAAATCTCTATCACCAGTAGGGCTGTTCGCATAAGCTGTGTGGAAATATGGTGTTCTACCGTCAGCACCTTTAGCTCCAGGTACTCCGTTTGCTCCGTCTTCTCCTTTTATCTTGCTCCATAAATAACTACTTGCTGTTGTTGGTGGAGTTGGGCTTGTTCCTGTGTATATCCCAATGTATTTCAAGTTTGAATTATCACTCATACTAGCACCGTTTGAATAATCGCTATACTTCCTATGAATGTAGTTACTTACACCGTCTCTACCTCTTTCTCCGTCCTCACCTTTGACTTTAAACCACTTATAAGCGATCTTATCCGTTGGTTGTGTTGGAGATGTAGTCCTTGTTACACCCATATATTTCTTAGGTTCACGACCGAAATTACTTCCGTCAGCATTATCTGAATATACTATATGAGTGTATTTATCGTTTGTAATTGAGGTTTGTTGTAAATCGAACCATTCAAAATCACTTGCTGCTGGTGTGCTTTCTTTGAACACATAACCAAAATAACGGTATTTGTGATACTGTGCTGGTTCATTTGTCGGATAATCAGTATATCTCTTATCGCCTTCATAAATTGTAAACCAGTCAATCTGAATTCCTGTCCAGTTTTCATCTTCCGGAACTAAAATGAATTTAAACAGAACGTCATCAACATCATTTGTGGTTGTGAATGTGATTGACTTAGTTTCAAGTCCTCTGAATTCTAACTGACCCCAGTTAAATTGAGCATTAGTCTTATTATTTCTGAAATACGCCCACAACTTATTACTATTTCCCTTAGCTCGTGCTGTCAGCGTATATTTAGTGTTGGGTTTAAAACTCAAGAACATGTTAGCTTGCCAAATATCACTAATATCATTGTTGTTAACAATATTTACACGAGGTCTATTCTTAGCAAACAACTTAGCGTTTTCGTCGGGTTCAACTAATGTAAAATCAAGCCCGTTTAAGCTGTTAGAATAAGCTTTATAAAGCTTACCGTCCGACTTAATCTTAGTCCAGCTATACTCACTAGCGTTAGTAGGTGCTTGTTCTTTGTCACCTGTATAAATCCCTATATACTTAAGCGTTGAGTTGTCACTCATGTTACGACCGTCAGCAAAATCACTGTATTTTTTGTGTAAATAAGAACTCTTTCCTTTAAGCTCTTCTTTAGTAGGTAAGTTTTTCTTAACCTCTCCTACTATTTCTTGCACCTTGCCATTTACGACTGTTTTTACCGCATCATTAATGGCGCTTTGCTCCATGTGGAATTCCCCTGTGTCTAAGTCCCAGTAACTGCGACCGTCAGCAGATTGAATACGACCAGCTCTTAACACACCTGTATTAATTAAATCTAGTGTTGCTCCTCTTCCGTCAAGGAATGTCTTCCAGTTCCATTCCCCTGTAGGTTTCTTACTGTTAGCTATCGCTATTTTACCAGCTCCCATATAAACTACTTTAGTAGGATTTTGATCGATAGGTTTATCGAATGAATAAAAACCAGCAGGTACTTTATATTCATTATCGGCTTTTAAATCATAGTTATAACCATCTTCATTTATTAATTTATCTGATAGCCTTTCTCTTATCTTATCAAGCCAATAAACTGTGTCGTCTTGAAAGTTCTTCATCTCTTTAGCTAATTCAATAGTTCTACTGAACGGAGATGTAGTCACCTTATCACCTATTCCAAATTCAGTTAGTTTATTGTCAACTAAATTACGTTTAACCTTAAATACTCTTGTTTCATACTTAATTCCTAGTTTAGGATTAAATATCCCAACAGTATCTCCTAATTCAAGATTACCAACATTTAAAACCTTAGCACTGTATTCTACTTGCATCCTACTATTTTTTTCAAGCCACTCATAAGAAAGCCTTAATAGTTTTTCTTTATCTTCTTCATCTTGAAATTCAACAATTTTAATACGTGGTTTAGTACCTTTTTCAAAACCATATAATTTAGTCATAGCTGGTATTTCTACGTATTCTTGACCTACTGGTTTATCAACTGGATTCCCACTAGATTTTCTCCATTCAACGTCCTTAAATGTTATCCTACGACCATATCCACCTGTGTCTGTCTCTTCACCTTTACCACGCCCCACAACAGCTGTATAAATCGCACCTTGTGACTTCTTCTCACTAACTGTTAGTAAGTCTCTACCGTGAACGAATACTTTTCCGTTCCTTCCACCTAATCTAGTGAAAACATCTAAATATCTACCTGTGATTTTCCCTCGACTAAATTCTAATCGGGGCTTAATCTCAATCTGTGTAGCTTCAATCAATTTACTTAAAGCTTCCTTACGTGTCACATAGTAGAAATTCCCTGTATATCTTCGTTGTATGTTAACTGTTCCTAGTTGCCAACGTGAACCATCTAATATAGTTGTCAGTACTCCTACTAATTCTCTGTTAGTTGGTCTAAAGTCTTTTACATATCCATCACTTTCCATATCATCAAAGAAAGTATGCACACCAACTATTTTCACATCAGTAGTACTAGTTTTCGTTACGTGGTCTATTTTATAGAGATGAAATATTCTATTGTCAGAATAATTTTTATGTCCTATATAAGAGGCTTTCTCAATCAATTCAGAATATACCACAGTACATTCTATCGTTTGAATTTTATTTATTTCTTCGTTCTGAATACCTTCTAACGGGCTTACTGTTCCTATTAGCTTTTCATCATTATTAAATAGAAATAATTTCATTAATACATCCTCTCTTTCGTATGAATTTCTAACAATCTACTGTTACTGCAAGTAATAACATCACCTTGTTTAACTGTAAAATCAAAGTCACTTTCCACAAAATCAATTAATTCACTTCTTACCATTGCATTTAATTTCAACGGATAATCTTTGTTCAAATCAATCTCAAGCACATCACCAACAGCAAAAGAAGTATGATTAATTATTATTTTCTTAGTAGTAGTTTGATTTTTAATTATTACTTTATCGCTAACGCTATTTACAATTACCTTAATCAGTTCTGGTGTAAACTCATTTCTATTGTTAGGTAGTTTAGTTATAGTAACGTTGTTTACTCCTGTATCTTTGTCAACTTCTTTATATTTGTATGGATCTAAACACAGGAAAGTAAATGTCGATACCACACTATTTGACGTTTCTTCTATGTCGTTACCTTTTTGCAAGATAGCTTTATATGAATAATCTTGTTCATCTGTGAATTTTAATATCTTTGGTTCATCAGTTTGTAATAACATATTTAGTCTATTGAATTTCTGTCTAAACTCTTCATTAGTCGTTGCTTTTAACTGGAATTTAACCACAATAGCTCTAACTTCTAAATTTCCATATAGAAAATATTTTCCGTCCGTACCTGGAATATCAGTTGAGTTTATATTCTTACTTAACAAACCTCTACCACTTACCGCTAACGTTCGAAAACCTTCTAAATTTATATCGATATTCACACCATTAAATATAGTTTGAATAGAAGAGTGTAATTGCTCTCCTATTTCATTAGTATTAATAAAATTGTACATTTACACTCCTCCTAAATTGAATAAACTTCTTCTAGTTGTATTGCTTCACCGTTTACTTGATTAATATCACTCACAAAGGCTCTAAAGTCCTTATTACCTAATTTGAATGTAATTAACATAGGTTGTGAACTAATAGTATTTTCAACGTTTAAAGCTTTACTTTGATTAATATTAAATCTCGACTCAATAGCACCTGTGATACTTTGTACTTTTGCCATAGTTTTATCAAAGCCACTGTCTAAACCTCGATTAAGTCCGCCCATAATAGCATTACCAGCAGGAATTAATAAACGTCTATCGTATTCAATAGGTCCTTTGTGATCTCGAATCCATCCAGCTATTCCACTAACAAAACCTTTTACACTTTCCCAAGCAGATTTTAAACCGTTTAAAAGTCCATTCATGATAGCACGTC